AGGTCGCCCATGATCTTGCGGATCAGCACCAGCTTCTTCAGCGTGGAACCGAGCGCGGCATCGGCATAGCCGTGAGCGGTAAAGTTGCCGGTGTCGAGGATGCCGCTGATGTTCGGAGCAGTGCCATCGCCGCTGACCAGCTGCGACTCGACCTTGCGATCGACGCCGTAGCGCATGCGCAGATCGATGTAGGCAGCCAGCGCGGCGTGGTCGGCCGCGAGCTGGCGGCTGATCTTGATCCAGTGCGCGACGGTGGACACCGGCATGTTCACCAGGGTGAAGGTGAGCGAGGACTCGGCCTTGCTGGCGCCTTCGGCCGCTTCTGCGGCGTTGTTCGTGAAGACGTTTTCCTTGGTGAACTCGATGGCGTTGGAGCTGGTGGGCACCGCCGGGAACAGCGATTCCATCGTCAGCATCTGGAACGCGCCGCCGACCACGCCGGGCTTGCGATCGGGCGCGACGGTGGTGTCGGAGCCGACGATGGTGTTCTTCACTTCGAAGCGCGCCTTCTGGGCCTGACCGACGGCAAACGCCTTGTAGGCATCGGCCTTGACGAACTGGTCGCCCCAGGTTTCGCCCTTCTTCTCCTGATCCGGCAGGGCGCCGCGCTGCTTGAGCGCCAGGATGTCGTCAGCGAACTCGCGCTGCTTGATGCTGATCGCCTCGATGGCGTTCTTCGTCTCGGTGCTCATCGCGCCGACCGTGCCGATTTCCTTCTTGGCCTGTTCTTCGAATGCGGCCAGCTTCTGCTCGATGCCGCCGAGCGACTTCATGATGTCGTTCATGTCCATTTCAATTCCTTTGGGCGTAAAAAAACCCGCCGAAGCGGGTTGATGGGGTGGTTTGGCGCGTCAGCCGATCAGCGACGCAGGGACGTGGAAGCGGTCAAGCATGGCTTTAAGCTCCTGCGCGGCCTTCGCATCGATCACAGGCGCCTGCGGTTCCCCCGCAGCGAAAACGATCTTTGCGCGGCTGACCAGCGCCTCAGTCAGCCCTTTACTGAGCCCCCCTGCATCCCGCAGGAAGCGCTCGAAATCTCTGATGGTTTCGATCTGATCGAGGTCGGACTTGACGCTCTCCAGATCGATCTTGGCCCCGGAGTCAGCCGGGAAATTGACGACGCTGACCTCAGCCAGGCGCGACACGCGCTTGATCAGGCGACCGCCGGTGGCGAGCGGTTCGAAATCATCCTTGCTCAGTGCGTAGCCGATGGACATGCCATCCAGCGTGCCGTGCTTGAGGGCCGCATGCACGTCGTTGGCAGTGCTCATACCCAGCGTCAATTCGCCCTCGACATAGAGGCCGGTATCGTCCTCGCTGAGCTTGAGCCACTTTCCGATAGGCATCTTCCATGCCTCGTGCCCATAGAACATCTTCGGCTTGCCGTTCTTCCGAAGGGTGTAGTCGTAGGCGCCCTTGACGATGGTGTCGCCGTAGGAATCGACGCCGCCGAAGATGGACGCGTACCCGGCAAATCTGCCGGTGTCGCCGTCGAGCTTGATCTCGCAGTTACTAAGCGGGAGTGACTTGTGTTCCATTTCCCGGCCCTTTCTGAATGCGCCCCAGCATGCTGATCGGCGCGAGGTTGGTCTGTGCGGTCAGTTCATCGCCGCCAGCCAGCGGCGGCAGGTTTTCAAGCTGACGGAATTCGTTGCGGGTGATCAGGCCGTTCTGCACGCCCTGTGACCCGAGCGCATAGCGATCTTTCGCGGATGCGCGCAACAGTGCTTCGAAGTTGAATTCGACGGTGAATTTCGACCGCTCCGCGGAGGTAAGTACGCGCTTTGCAACGGACTGCTCGATGCGCACCAGGAACGGGCGCACCGTCAATTTGTAGAAGCCTTCCAGCAGTTGTTCGACGCCGCTGCCCCACGTCGTGACGTTGCTGTGATTCAGCAGGACAGCCGGCACGCCGAACCAGCGGCAGATTTCCTCAACGCTGAATCGACGGGTTTCGAGCAACTGCTGATCAGCCGGCGAAAGGTTGACCTGCTGGTACTTCATCGACGCTTCGAGGATGAACAGCCGGCTCGTGCTGCCGGTGGCGATACCTTCGAAGTTCGCGCGGACGGCGTTGCGCTGCTGCTCGTTCAGCACCTTGTCGATCATCAGCACGCCAGTCGGCTTGCCGCCATTGGCAAACATGGTGTTTGCCGACGATTGCGCGTTTGCCGCCTCGCTTGTGGTGGCGCGCATGTGCTCAAGCCGGGACAGGCCGATGGTGCCGTTCCCGATTTCCTTCAGGTGCAGCACGTTTTCTTCGGCCAGCACGGCGACTGAGCTATCAAGCCGGTACTCATAGACGACAGTTCCATCAGGCAGCCAGTTCATCGTTACCTGGTCGGACGCCATCGGCACCAGCGCGTAGGCACGCCCATCCGCCCCGCGCTCGATGCGGGCGTATGCGTTGCCGCGCAGCAGCAGGTTCAAAATCATCGCGCACCAGAACTCGACCGGCGTCATGCGTGCGTTCGGTGCGGTGTGCAGTAGCTGGTATAGCTGATCGTCTCGCGCCAAGTCGCGCATGCCGCCGCCCATCTCGCGATAGACGAAGAACGGCAGCGATGCGATGCAGTTCGCCAGCAGCCAGACGCAGCCCCAGACGGTGCTGATCTGCATGGCGCCGTCCGGGCCAACAGCGCGGGTGTCGGACACCAGCGCCGTCGAGGGCATGCCGGACTGGACGCCCTTGCGATCAGCCGCGCCGAACCACGCGAATGTGCGAGACCAGAACGCCATCAGACCGAGAGCGGAGCCAGCAGGAACGAATCAATGCCTTCCTCGATGTCGCGTGACGCAACACCGAAACCCATCGCCATTGCGACCATGCCGTCAATCCTTCCCGTGGTTTTGCTCTTGTCGAGCTTTCTGTTGCCTGCCGCGTCCTTGACGATCACCGAATTCGACGCGCACATCGTCAGCACCGGGTGCGCGCCGTGAGCGACGCGACCGTTCAGCAGTTCCGCCTCGACCGAATCAATGGCGGGAGACATGTCCTTGAAGCCCTGCCCGAACTCGACCAGCGGCAGTTCTGCGCCGATGGCCTCAAGTTCCTTCTTCAGCAGGTTGATGCGCCACCGGTCATAGGCGATGGCCTGCACGTTCAGCCGCGCGAAAATGTCGGCCATGTCCTGAGCGACGAACTCGTAATCCACCGTCGCACCCGGAGTCGTATGCAGATAGCCCTGACGGACCCACACGTCGTAGGGCGCCCGGTCCCGCTTTGCTCGATCCCGCAGCCCTGATTCGGGCGTCCAGAAGTGGCACTGCGTGTGCCACACCCCGGCAATCCGGCCGATGATCACCAGCGCTGTCAGGTCAGTCCGGCCGGACAGGTCAAGCCCGGCCCATACCGGCGAGTCGCCGAAGTCCAGAACCTGCCCGCCGCACGTCTGCCATACCTCGCGCGAGATGAACGGCGAGTACGTGGAAACGCGCTGGTTCAGGCACAGATTGCGGAACGTGTTCTCCGCGCTCGGCATGCGCTGCGCCTTCTTGGCCTGCTCGGCCAGGTCATCGAGCGACCGGAACACGCCGAGCGCTGGGTTTGCTGCGCGCCACGCGGATTCGTCCATCAGGTCGCAATCCTCCGGTGCCGCGTACAGGTGGCACACGATGCGCGGGTCTGCCGACTGCACCGCGTCGTCGATCCACAAGCTGAACAGGTCGGCATCCGACGCGGCCTGCGTGCTGATGGCGATCATCAGCGGGTTTTCGTGCGCACCCTGGGCGGTCGTGATCGCGTCAATGAAATCGTCCTGCGGACCTCTGACCTGCCCGACCTCGTCCAGGATCGCCAGCACAGGCGACAGGCCGTGCGCCGTTTTCCCCTCTGCCGAGAGCGCCTGGTACTCGACGTTCATCGGTAGGCCTATCAGACGTTTTCCGGACGGCACGATCCGCACCAGCCCGGACAACTCCGGGCTCAGGTTGATCATCTTCGACGCGTAGTTGAAGACCTGCGACGCCTGCTCACGCGAGCGCGCACCGCTCACGATCTGGCTGTTCTGCCGAGCCTCCGGCCCGACCAGGTGCGCCAGCATGATCCCGGCGATCAGCGCGGTCTTGCCGTTTTTCCGGGCAATCGACAGCATCGCCTCTCGGGTCGTCGCTGGGTTGTCGTAAATCTCAAGGATGAACCGTCTCTGAAACTCGTCCAGGATGATCGGCTTGCCAACATGCGCCCCTTCCGGCGCCCTGCAGTACCGCTCGATGAACGCGATAACGCGCTCGCCTCGGGTCATCATCTGACCGCGCGCAGACCCGGAATCAGCGGCGCCTCGCCCTCTTGCGCAGCGCCGGCCTTCTCCGCGTCCTTCTGCGCCGCGTTCTTCCCGCGCTGCTCCCGGCTCTCTCCGTTTGTGGCCTCGGCATGCACATGCAGCATGCGAGAGCCAGCCATCACACGGCGGGTGAGCGTTTCGAGCAGCGTGTGCTTCGGGTTGATGATCTGCGTACCCCGATCATTGACGACGATGTCGCCCTCGGTCTGGATTTCTTCCGTCAAGCGCTCGATGTCGGCCTTCGCACGGGCGACGTTTGCAGCGACTTCAAGGTCAGAGGTGTTCCAAGAATCCCGCGCGCGCGCGCTCACAATCGAATCCCAGAACGGCCGGTCGCTCTCACGCAGCTTGACGTGGGCCGGCGGGTCGATCACGCCTGCAGCAGCGTTCTGGGCAGCACGAACCGCCGCCGACTCCGAATCAGATCGATCGCGTCTCATGGGATTTTCCGGAATTGCGTTGAAAAAAGGG